ACCGGCGACTACTCGGCAGCGTCGAACACCGGCGACCAATCGGCAGCGTCGAACACCGGCTACCGATCGGCAGCGTCGAACACCGGCTACCGATCGGCAGCCGAGGTCAGCGGCAAGGAGTCCGTCGCCGCATCCCTGGGCATCGAAGGCCGCGCTCGCGCATCTGCTGGTAGCGCCATCGTCCTATGTCATCGTGACGACGAAGGGCGCCTCATCCATATCCGCGCCAGCAAGGTCGGGGAGAACGGCGTAAAGCCGGACACCTGGTACCAGTTGAGTGCCGAGGGCGAGTTCGTCGAATTCGACGAGTGAGCCGCCACCGAACAGCGAACGAGTCGAGGGGCTAGCGCAGCCAGACCTGACGCATCCGGGGAAGCGCCCGGCGTTCGCTCCATTTGCCCTGATACGGGAAGAGAGGAAGACATGTGCAACTGTCACAGTGAGTCGGAACAGCGACTGAGGGAACACGTACAGCAGCAGCTCCCAACTGGCGCAACCGGATTGAGTGTTGAGCTTCAAGGCTATGTGTTCAGCCTCGGCGGAAGCGAAGGGGTAAACCATCGAGCAGCCTGCCCGGTGGAGATCCAGTATCAGGCACCAAAAAAGTCGGGAGGCATGAAAAACGTGAAGCAGAAAAGCTTCCTGCGCGCCTCCTACTGCCCATTCTGCGGCGAGAAATACGACAAGTAGTCACCACCCGCGCCTGCCGGGATCCCCAACGCAGGCCCGATCCACCTGGCTCCCCATCGCCAGGCTGTATCGGAGAGTGGTCTGGCCGCACAGCGCTAGGGGTATAGCGTGTGCTGCGGGTACTACCTGATTCAGTTCAGAGTCACGCCGCCAGATGACCCAATCCAGCCGGACAGAGACTCAGCACCGGCCATACCACTCCCCCATACAGCCAATCACAAGCCCCAAGGGCAAGAGAGGAATCCATGCCAGACCTTGGCGAGTTCGCAGCGCTGTTCGTTGTCCTGTTTCTGACTATGTATTGGTGAGGTGAGAGATGAGTGAGTGGATAAAGTGCAGCGACAGGCACCCAGAGAACTTGGGTGAAGTCATGGTCTGGAGAAAGTGGCCGGGATGGGACTGCTTCGCTCCCGAGTTCGACCGCTGGGAAACTGACGAAAGCTCGGATGAAGGCGGTTTCTGGATGGTGGCTGAGGACTCTTGCCAGCACATCGAAACCTGTGCCGATGGACCTGGCCATGTAAAACGGCCTGAAACCACCCACTGGATGCCCCTACCCGCACCACCGCAAGACGCCTGACAGGCAGGAGGACAGAATGAGCAAGCATACGCCGGGGCCTTGGTTCGTCAATGGCCGTGAGAGCTACACCAAATACATCGAGGCGCGCATCGGTGGCGGTTTGCTTCAGGAAGTCGCAGCCTGCGGACCTACCGAGCAGCAAGAGCAACAGGAAGCAAACGCCCGCCTGATCGCTGCGGCGCCGGACCTGCTGGAGGCCCTGATAGCCATGGAGCGCGAGAAGTCCGACTATATGACCCGGAACAATCTTGGCGACCCTGCGATAGAGACAACGAACAAGTTAGCGCGCGCCGCAATCGCCAAGGCCACCGCCTAACCGCGCCCTGGCGCATACACATTGGAGGAGAGATGAGCGACCAAATCACAGCGCTCGAATACGTTGAGCGACGCAAGGCGGAACTGGACCAATTTGCCAGATTCTGGCTGCAGAACCAGGGCGCTCCCGGCTGGCCCGAGAAGTTGGCCGAAGGCGAGTGGTTTGAACAAGAGGCAGCTTGGGGATCATATACCGAGCGCCACGACTGACTCCCCGGCAAGGACGCCACCCTTCAATGGGGATGATGCTCAAGCGAGCAGCGCGGCAGCTTCTGGATGCTTCTCTAGCCTAGTAGCTATAGGTGGCGCCACCGAATCCGACGCAGAGAGAAACTGCGCAGCGAACGTGCCGAATATGCCGTAAAGCCAGATGCCGGGTAGCGCCGGCCATCCCCACCCTACCCCTCATTAGCCCGGCAAGTCCGGGCATTTTTTCGCCTGTATGACGGGAGCGATTCGGAACGCTGCCGCATACGCGCGGCAAAGAGGTCAGAGAGATGAGCATTCAAACCAAAGCGGCGACGATCTATTTCGCCCCTACTGCTCGGAAAAGTTTCATCACGAAACGCGCGGCTATCAACGCCGAGGCCAGGGCGATCATCAATAAGCACTTCCCTATTGAGCGCGGCTGCTCCTGCGGCTGCGGCGATCCTGGCTGGCGGCTTGAAGAGGCCAACCCCGAGCGCTTCGCGCGCTACTACCGGCTGCTTACCGTAGCGCTCAAGAGGACCATTCCATGACCGCAATCCGCCGCATGCACGCGAACGCGAGGTGAACATCATGTCATTCCAAACAAAGGAAACGCGCAAGGCTCGCCGCCGACACCTGTGCGAATGCTGCTACCGCATTGTGAATGCAGGTGAGCGATACGTGAAGGTCGCCGGCCAGAACGAAGGTGACTTCTACAGCGCCAAGACGTGCTTGGCCTGTGACAGCCTCATACAACTGGTATGGGAAACGGCAGGCCCATACGACTACCCGGATGGTCTGGCATTCGATGAGTTCTATCAAGCTGCCGAAGACCTAGATCTAGCCTGCCGGATTCCGCAGGAAAACAGGAGGGTAGCCGCATGAACACCGCATTGAAATACGCCCAGGAACGCTGGGACAACGCGCTACCGCCCGACGATAACGGCGACCGCGAGTATGTCACTGAGCAAGTCGGCAAGCTTCTGAACTGCGAGGACGGTGATTGCGTGCCGTTCCATGATCGGAAAGAAAGGCCCTTTATCGGCCCTGAGTTTACGGTCTACGGATTCGCCGGATTCGTCCCGGAGTGGCTAGCGGAAGTCGACAGCAAAGAGTGCCCGATGACTCAGCTACTCCTAGCCGTCCGCCGAGGCGACCTGGAACTGGCCCAACGCATCTGGTTCCGCGCATTCGAAGCAACGCTGATCGAGAACGCCGAGAAGCTGGTTAGGGAGAGACGAGTTTGACTGCTCCCCTCCCTGAAGGAAGGGGATTCCCAATTCACAGAGAACTGGACAGCGGTACTTGACCGATGCCGCTTACATTCTCTCCAAGGGCTAACACCGCCAGCCCGGCGGCTCTAATGTTGATCGCTGCGTTCACGTCGCGGTCATGTTCGGTGCCGCATTCCTGGCATGTCCAGCTACGGATATCCAAGGGTAAGCGCACAAGGGTATGGCCGCAGCAGGAACAGCGCTTCGAACTGGGATACCAGCGGTCGATGGCGACGACCTGTCGGCCAGCCCATTCACCTTTGTACTCCAATTGTCGCGCAAACTCTCCCCAGCCGACATCGGCAATGGATTTACTCAGTCTCGGATTGCGGATCATGTTCTTTACGGCTAGGGATTCGACGCAGACCACTTGGTTCTCGTTAATCAGTCTGCGGGACAGCTTGTGCAAGCGGTCCATGCGGCAGTCGGAGATTTTTGCGTGAATACGGGCCACTTTCAGCCGGGCCTTGGAGCGGTTCTTCGAGCCGAGCTTCTTCTTGCTAAGCCTACGCTGCGCCTTAGCTAGGCGAGCTGCGTATTTCGCGGTATGGCGGGGATTGCCGATCCGTTCGCCATCGCTGGTGACGAACAGGTCTTTCAGGCCCAGGTCGATACCGATCATCTTCGGCGTGACGGGCAGAGCCTCGAACTCGAACTCGCAGAGGCAAGACACATAGTAGCGGCCTGCGGAGTCCCTCGAAACGGTGACGGTGGAAGGCTCGCTCGGAAGCGGTCTGCTCCAGCGTATATCAAGAGGAGTCCTGGACTTGGCCAGGTACAGCTTGCCGTCCCGGTAGCTGAACGCCGACCGGGTGAACTCAGCGGACTGCCGATGCTTCTTGCTTTTGTACGCAGGGTACTTCGTGCGGCCTGCAAAGAAGTTTTTGAAGGCGGACTGCTGGTGGCGAAGGCACTGCTGCAAGGGGACGCAGGAGACCTCGTTCAGCCACGGAAACTCGCCGGAGCGCTTGAGCCTGGTGAGTGCCGCGTTGGCCTCCAGATACCCGACCTTCTCCTGCCGCTGGAAGAACGCATCGGTTCGCCAGCGTAGGACATAGTTGTAGACGAAGCGCGTACAGCCGAACGTCTGAGCTAGCAATTGCGCCTGCTCAGAAGTCGGATAGAAACGGTATTTGTACGCACGGTTAGCCATGCGTCACATTTTACCATCGTTAATGTAAAGGTAGTCACGACGAAACGGAGGAGGCGGGAACAGGGGCGCTCTGCGAGCGCCGTGCTATCCCTACCCCGCACTAGAAGTACGGGGTTTCCCGCGAAAACTGATGAGCATTGACTGGAACAAGGCACCAGAGGGTGCGACGCACTACAACCAAAAACTCGCCTACCCGTGGCTGAAGGATGGCGAGATACCGATGTACTTCTGCCCTCCCTTTTGGATGAGGTATTGCAACCCAGAAGAAGGCAAGTCCCTCATTGAAGATTCCGTTCCGCGGCTTGTGCCTACCTCATGGGACGGCCAAGGCTTTCCTCCGATTGGCATTGAGGCCGAGGCCATCTGGGACGGCGCCGATATTGCGTACTTTCGAGCCAAGATACTCGCTCACGACGAGGGCCGTGTCGTATTCCGTTGGTGCGAAGGCAAAAGAAAGGGGCAGTACGGGTCATATGCCGTTTTGAAATTCGGATCTCTTCCTGCTTTCCGCCCGCTCCGAACCCCTGAGCAGATCGCCGCCGAGGAGCGGGAGAAGGCAGTCGGTGATATGGCTATGTCAATTCAAGGAGTTCCATATCAGTACCCTACGCTTTACGCGCTATTTGACGCCGGCTACCGCCGCCAGGAGGAAGGGAAATGACAACCCCTATCGTGCAATCGATCAGTGATGAGCAATTGGCGGAGTTGGAAGAGTACTGCCACAAGAGGGCATTCGTCTGTTGTGGCAATTTCAAATCCGGGGCCGAATACATGAGCGCGCGCGAGGAAGTCTGCTGTAACGAGCCAGTGTTGACGGATGTAAATATCAACACTCCAGCAGAGGAGATACTTGGCCTGATCGCTCGCCTGCGCGCTGCTGAGGCTGATGCTAAGCGCTATCGGTGGTTGCGGGACAAGTCGGCGGACGCAGACGGGGTCTATCCGATGGTGTCGCTTACCGATGACTGTGGCGATCAGGTGTCTAACTGGCTTTTCGGGAAGGCCGTAGACAAAGCTGTTGATGAAGCAATGGAGAGCACGCCATGACCATCACCATAGACCTGAAAGAGGCCGCCCAAGTCCTGATCTTCGGCGGCTTTTTTGTGGGCAGCGTGTTCATGTTCGCCGTGGCGTTTGTTGAGGTGGCAGGGCTATGAACACCAGACGCACAGCAATCTGGCTAGGCAGCCTCTTCGGCGGCCTGCTGTACCTGTTCATTCTCGCAGCCGGCCCGATCTGGGGCGGGATCATCACCGCAGAATCTACGGCCACTGGCCAATAACCCCTCCCTTCACTGGCTGCGCATGCGCGGCGAGGATCATTCATGTCCGCAGAAAACCAACTGGTCGAAGTACCAGCCAAAGAAACCGCTCTGCAAGTCTACTCGGCAGCCAATGGCCTTGACCCGTTCCTGGCCAAGATTCGCGAGGAAATCGACGGCTTCGTGCCGGACGTTTCAACCCGCAAGGGCCGCGATGCCATCGCCTCCATCGCCTACAAGGTCGCCCGCTCTAAGACGGCGCTGGACAATGTAGGCAAGGAACTGGTCGCCGAGCTGAAGGAAGTGCCCAAGAAGGTCGATGCCGAGCGTAAGCGCATGCGTGACCTTCTGGACTCCTGGCAGGCGGAGGTACGCCAGCCGCTAACGGAGTGGGAGCAGCGCGAGGAAATGCGCAAGGCCAAGCACCAGGCCGGCATCGATCAGATCAACCTGCGTCTTGAATGCCGCGACCTAGATTCGACCGAGTTGAAAGCCAACATTGAATGGCTGGAAGGTCTCTTGATTGGCGAGGACTGGGGAGAGTTCGAAACCGAGGCCGCCCGTACCAAGGACAAGGCCCTGGCCGCGCTGCGCGAAGCCCTCGTTGCACGCGAGAAGTATGAAGCCGAGCAGGCCGAACTGGAGCGACTGCGCGCCGAAGCTGCTGCTCGCGAGCAGAAAGAGCGCGAGGAACGCATTGCCCGCGAAGCAGCCGAGGCCGAGCGCCTTGCAGCGGAACGACGCGCCCAGGAAGAACGCGAAGCCGCCGCTCGCCGCGAAACCGAGGCAAAGGCTGCCGCCGAGCGCCGGGAACTGGAACTGCGACTCGCTGCCGAGAAGGCGGAGCGCGAGAAGTTGGAAGCACAGCAACGCGCCGAGCAGGCTGAGCGTGATGCACAGCGGCGCGCCGAAGAAGCCGCTGCCGCAGAGCGCCAACGGCAGGCAGACGAGCGGGCCCGCATCGAACGCGAGGCTGCTGCACGCGAAGCTGACAAGGCGCACAAAAAAGCTATCAACAACGAGGCGCTGGCGGCTCTTATCGCCGGTGGCATGCCCGAGGAATGCGCCAAGCAGGCGATCACACTGATCGCTCAGCGCAAGGTTCCTCACATCACAATCAACTACTGAGGCCCATCATGAGCAACTCCATTGCACAGCGGCAGGAAGGTGCTGCCGTAATCCAAGCTGGTGAGTCGGCAACAATCCTTCAAGTGATCCAGCGTGCCGCTGCTGACCCTGCGTGCGACATCGAGAAGATGGAGCGGCTTATGGCCATGCACGAACGGATGCAGTCCCGCAGCGCAGAGGCTGAGTTCAACGCATCCATGGCCGCCATGCAAAGCGAATTGCCGAGCATTGCCGAGCGTGGCGCTATCACCGTCAACGGCCAAAAGCGCAGCAACTACGCGACCTTCGAAGACATCAACGACATCGTGAAGCCGATCATGCAGCGGTTCGGTTTCGCAGTGAGCTTCCGCGTCGAGACTGTTCAGACTGGCGTTTCGGTTACTGGAATTCTGATGCACTGCGCCGGACACCGAGAGCAGACGACGATGCTCGTTCCGCTAGACACAAGTGGCAGCAAGAACGCCGTTCAGTCTCTTGGATCATCGGTCAGCTACGGCAAGCGTTACGTGCTGTCCGCACTGCTGAACATCACCACTCGCGGCGAGGACGACGACGGCAACGCGGCTGTGCCGCCAAAGAAGCTCATTACCCAAGCTCAGGCGCAGCAACTGAAAACCCTTCTCTCCCAATGCCTTCAGGACACGCAAGAAGCCTTCGATGCTATGTACGGCTCTGCTGAGGGTGTCCCATCCGCCGACTTCGATGCGGCACTGGCACGGCTTACCAAGGCTCGCGAGCGCGCCAAGCGCTCCCAGGAGTGAATCATGCAGATCTTCAAGGACCTGGAGCAGGGCTCCCAGGAGTGGCTTGACGCGCGTCTTGGAATCGCAACCTGCTCCGAACTGGACGTGTTGATGGTTAACGGCAAAGGCCAGGCAGGGTTCGGCGTTGGCGCCTTCACTTACATGGACCGTCTAATTGGTGAGCGGATCACCGGAGCAGAGGCCGAGCCATGGCGTGGTAACGGTAGCAGCGCCAGGGGTCACAAGCTTGAGCCGGTTGTGCGCGACTTGTACTGCCTGCGCACAGATGCCGAGCCAGATCAGATCCAGCAGGCCGGGATCATTCTGAACCACGGGATCGGCTATTCGCCGGATGGGCTGGTCGGCGACAACGGCCTGATAGAGGTGAAAACCAAGGTACCGGAAAAGCTGGTGAGCGTGATCATCGCAGGCGAGCTGCCTTCCGAGCACGCGGCTCAGTGCTATGGAGGCCTTTGGGTTTCGGAGCGCGAGTGGATCGACTTCCTCGGCTACTGGCCAGGCATGCCACTTTGCATGGTGCGCGTCCACCGTGATGAGGCCTACATACGCAAGCTGTCCGAGCGAGTAAAGACCTTCTACGAACTGCTCGAGGAGCGCATGGAGAAGGTGCTGGGGGTGGCAGCATGAGAACCGTACTCAAAGCCACATGCGGCAAACATTCCAAGGAAATCCCAGTTGAGCAGATCACCCACTTCGTCGCCGAGGATAAGTACGTCATCGCGTACTACGCGGATGGGTTCCTGCTGCTGCGCGACACGATCAGGGAACTGGAAACAGAGTTCTCCGACGAGTTCATCCGCACCCACCGTAAGGCCCTGGTTCGCCGGTCGCTGATCAGCATGTTCAAGCGCCGGCCCGACGACACCCAGGCCGGCGAAGTGCTGCTGCTCGGAACCGAGAACTGGATTCCCGTCAGCCGCAGTCACTCGGCACAGATCAAGTCGGCGATGGGTGCATGAGGGCCATGTCATGTACATCAAGAAAGACGTCATCGAGGTCATCAAGTACGCGGCGATGATGGCGGCCTGCTCTCGCCAGTCCTGGGGAATCTACCCCATGAACCAGGGCTACAAGGCCATGCCCTTCCGTGGCGACTATCACCGCGTCGTCGAAGTCTGCCATCCCTGACCGAACAGGAATAACCCCATGCACCAGCTAACAGCGCATCACCGCCCTGGCGGTGTGACGGTCACCGGCTGGCCCGAAGAAAGCCAGCTCATGACCCCAGACGACATTCTGCTATTCGCGAGAGCGGTGAGGCAGATAGCGATCAACCAGGCCCAGGGCGCCGAGGGCGTTCAGGTCTACCCGGAGGTGGATGATGGAAGTCAAGGCGAAGACCAAGCGTGACTCCGGCCTGCGCACAGCGGTGCTCCTTCTGAAGCGCGCAAACCGCTACGTCGGGGTCCACAACAGCATTGGCGCCATGGACCTCAGCACAGAGATTGTCGAATTCATCGCTGCTATTGAGCGGCAGGAGAAGGGATTGTGAGCAAGGAACTGAACAAGGCACCGGTAGAGCAGGCAGGCGGGGATGAGCGTGCGGCGTTTGAGGCTGCTTTTGCTGCAATGGGTAGGCCGGTATGTCGTGCTGATTACGACCAGGACGCCTACGGAACCCCATTCGATGATGGCGGATGGACTGGCTGGCAAGCCCGCGCCGCCCTGGCGCAACCCTCCCCTATGCGTTGTCTTGCGTGCGGAGGCTATCACGGCAATAGCGGATTACCTTGCCCAAATATGCGCGTCACTGCGCAAGCGCAACCCTCCCCGGCTGGCGTGCAACTCAGCGCAAGCCGTGAGCGTCGCATCTACATTGCCGGCCCGATGACTGGCTACAAGGATTGCAACTTCCCGGCGTTCAACGCTCAGGCCGAAGCACTGCGCGGACTTGGCTACCACGTCGAAAACCCGGCAGACCATGGCGTTGTGGATGGTGCTGAGTGGCAGGATTATCTCCGCTACGACATCAGCCGCCTGTCCACCTGTGAAGCTATCTTCCTGCTGCCTGGCTGGTCGAAGTCGAAAGGCGCTGCGCTTGAGGTGTACATCGCCAAGGCGCTGGGAATGACCTTCATCCATCACGCCGACGCAGAGCGTGAGCAACCCTCCCCAGTGCAGCCAGAGGAAGCTCCGGTAATCGGATGCCTCTGCGGCATGCCGATGACCGAGGGCCATCACTCGCCGGACGGTTGCAGCAGCCTTGAAGAGTTCGCACCACACCTCTCCGCCCAGGCGCAGGCCAAGCAGGCGGAGCGGCCGGAGGTAGCAGAAGTCGCGTTCGTCCTGCGCAACATCGGCGCTATGGACGCTGAAGACATCGACGGAGACAACGTTGATCTGCGCTTCGAGGATGCCGAAGGCCGCGATACAGGGTGCGACGTTTCCATCGTCGAGTACGCCGAGAAAGCCGCTGACCTATTCGAACAGCACGACCGCATCGTCGGGGAGCTGCGAGCGGTGATCACCCAACTCCACCAGCACAAGAACGATTACATGGATGCTGGCCAGGAAACGTACCGGGCATTACAGAACGAAATCAGAGAACGGGAAGCGGAAATTGCTCGCCTTGATGGTCTGGTTTCGGTCCGCACGGCGGAGCGTGACGCCGCCCTGGCCAGGGTCGCAGAGCTGGAAGGGAAGTTGACGGACTGGGTGCACGAAGGGTTCCGGCTCAACAAGGCGTTGGCGGTCGCCCAGGCTCAGCACAGCGGGCCGGGAAAGTACGACGAAGTGCTGCTGCCGTTCCTGAAAAGCATGGAGCATGAGCTGCACGCCAACGCCGGGAAAGGAGACCGCCCAGGCTGGCTGCAGATGGACCGCAAGACTGCCCTGCTGGAAATCTACTACCACTTGGGCAAGCTCCAGAAGGCGACCAAGGGCAACGACACGGCGGGCATCGTCGAGTACGCCGCTGACGTGGCCAACATGTCCATGATGCTGGTGGACGTGTGCGGGCTGCTCGCCGCCGCGCCCGGCAAAGAAGTGCCGCAGGCATGGCTCGACGTTCAAGCCGAACGACGCCGGCAGATCACCGCCGAGGGATGGACGCCGGAGCACGACGACGAGCACAGCCACGGCCAGATGGCCCGCGCCTCCGCCTGCTACGCCCTGGCCGGCTCCAGCGCTCCGAACGATGGAACCGCCGCCCTGCTGGTGTCGCTGGCATGGCCCTGGGATGAACAGTGGTGGAAGCCGAGCACCGCACGACGCGACCTGGTAAAGGCCTGCGCCCTGGCGCTGGCCGAGATCGAACGGCTAGACCGGGCAGCGGCGGACCAGGGAG